GAAGAACATCCAAATTATATGAATAATTCATTAGAACAAGAAGAATTTGCGAAGTTAATGAGTGAATGTGGTAAATCAATAGATGATGGAAGAGAGAAAATAATAAAGAAGTTATGTGAAAATGTATATTTGGAAAAAACAGACGATGAAGGTTTATAAAATAAATTAAATATTCTTATTTTATATAATTATGGTTTGGTCAGTAACAATTAACGTGTTTTTTTATTTTCAATTCTATAATCCATTTTTAAAAATTGGACATAAAAAAATGTCCATTTTTTATTTTTCGATTTGAGAATTGTTGAAAAAAAGTGAAAAAATGAGTTTAGAGCATCATGGTGTATTTTATAATTTTGAAAAATAAAAAGTGTTACTGAAAGTTTTTTTTATACTTTTTTGAAAAAGATTTAGGCGTTTTTTATGTTATCCATATATAATAATGGAAGATAAAATAAAAACGCCAAAAAACGCCAAAAAATACGAATGTATAAAATGTAACTTTATATGCTGTAAATTATGCGATTACAATAGACATTTAATAACAGGTAAACATACCAGGATAGCAAATGATAACGAAAAAGCGCAAAAAAACGCCACGCGACAATACGTTTGTAATTGTGGTAAGGAATACAAATATAGTTCAGGGCTATCAAAACATAAAAAATTATGTGACGGTAACAAAAAAGACTCAATAATTATAAGTGATAATAAAGATGAAATGAAAGATTTAGTATTTAAATTAATAAAACAAAATACTGAATTACAACAACAAATTAGTGAATTAATTCCAAAAGTTGGAAATAACCATAATACTATTAATAGTCATAATAAAAATAAGTTTAACATTAATGTATTTTTAAATGAAAAATGTAAAGATGCTTTATCAATTGATGAATTTATTAATAAAATAGAGGTGTCTATGAAAAACTTATTGACAACAAAAGAAAAAGGACAAACACATGGTATAAGTAATATTATAATAGAAAATATGAATAAACTATCATTATATGAAAGACCGCTGCATTGCACTGATAAGAAACGAGAAACTTTGTATGTAAAAAATAATATATGGGAAAAAGATGATAATAAGGAATATATAAATAAAGCATTAAAGAAGGTTGAATCAAAGCAATTAAAAAACTTGAATGTATGGTTACAGGAGCATCCAAATTATATGAATAATCCAAGAGAACAAGAAGAATTTGCGAAGTTAATGAGTGAATGTGGAAAATCAGTTGATGATGGAAGAGAGAAAATAATAAAGAAGTTATGTGAAAATGTATATATAGAAAAAGTAGATGATAAAGCTTTATAAAATAAAATAAATATTCTTATTTTATAAAATAATGGTTTGGTCAGTGTAAACGCATGTTTTTTATTTTCAATTCTTCATTCCATTTTTTAAAATTGGACATAAAAAGTATGTCCATTTTTTATTTTTCGATTTGAGAATTGTTAAAAAAAACGCAAAAAATCACTTTAGAGCATAATGCTCTTATTTGTAATTTTGTTTTTATAAAAGTGTTACTGAAAGTTTTTTATACTTTTTTTGAAAAAGATTTAGGAGAATTTTTTGTTATCATTATATTAAGAGAAATGGTAAGTAAAAATTCTCAAAAATTCTCAGGAAATTTTTATTGTGATAAGTGTGACTATACATCATCACGAAAAAGTGATTATAATAAACATTTACAAAGCAAGAAACATAATGATAATAATGATAATATAGATGATAACAAAAAACTCTCATATAATTGCGATTGTGGAAAAAAATATAATTTTTTATCTGGATTATCGAGACATAAAAAGGTTTGTAATGGCAATAATAAAGAAGCAATAATTATATCTGACAATAAAGACGAAATGAAAGAATTAGTATTTAAATTAATAAAACAAAATACTGAATTGCAACAGCAAATAAGTGAACTAATTCCAAAAGTTGGAAATAACCATAATACTATTAATAGTCATAATAAAAATAAGTTTAATATTAATGTATTTTTAAATGAAAAATGTAAAGATGCATTATCAATGGATGAATTTATTGATAAAATAGAGGTGTCTATGAAAAACTTATTAACAACAAAAGAAAAAGGACAAACACATGGTATAAGTAATATAATAATAGAAAACATGAATAAACTATCATTATATGAAAGACCGCTACATTGCACGGATAAGAAACGAGAAACTTTGTATGTAAAAAATAATATATGGGAAAAAGATGATAATAAGGAACATATAAATAAAGCATTAAAGAAAGTTGAATCAAAACAATTAAAAAACTTGAATGTATGGTTAGAAGAACATCCAAATTATATGAATAATTCATTAGAACAAGAAGAATTTGCGAAGTTAATGAGTGAATGTGGTAAATCAATAGATGATGGAAGAGAGAAAATAATAAAGAA